GGTGCCGTGACCCCAAAACCCGCCTAGATTCCGGGGGAAAAATTCGACTTCCCGGAATCCCGAAATTTTTTTAAGGGGGTAGGATTTTTGAAACTCTATGACAAAAATGCGGTTGCAAAATTCCTTGATATGACCCCAAAAAATGTTGAGAGGTTGACGGAAAAAGGGATATTGCAGAAAAAGCAAGGCAACCTGTATTCGCTTGTGGAAGTAAACCACGCCTACATTAAATATCTTAGGGACCGTAACCCGGAAACAGAGGAAGCGGTAGACCTTAACGAAGAACGAGCCAAACTTGCAAAGGCAAAAAGACTTAAAGCGGAGTTGGAGTTGCAAGTGGAAAAAGGGGAACTGCACAGGGCGGAGGATGTAGAAAAAATAATGACCGCTACACTTATCAATTTTAAGTCACGGCTTAGTGCTATCCCGGCAGAGGAAGCGGAAAAACTGGCTACAATGACGGACAAGGCAAAGATTTTTATATATCTGAATGACAGGATAAAAGAAGCATTGGCGGAATTGGCAAATTTTGAAGTGACCTTTAAGGAGGAAATCAAAGAGGATGAAGAGGGAAACGATTGACCTATTCAATAAAATATTCAGCGTTTTAGAGCCACCGCCAAACTTGACATTATCACAATGGGCGGACAAGTACCGCCGTCTTTCCTCTGAATCGGGGAGCAAGGGCGGTAGGTGGATAACGGATAAAGCACCTTGGCAGAGGGAAATAATGGACGCTATCACGGACATATCAGTAGAAAAAGTGGTTATAATGAGTGCTGCACAAATGGGAAAAACAGACGCTTTTTTGTTGAATACAATAGGCTATTATATGCACTATGACCCATGCACCATGTTATGTATGCAGCCGACATTATCACTTGCGGAAACCATGAGCAAAGATAGGCTTATGCCTATGGTGCGTGATACGCCTGTTTTGAAAGATAAGATTAACGAAAAGAGCAGGACAAGCGGAAACACAATATTTAAGAAGTCCTTTCCGGGCGGGCGTATCACAATGACAGGGGCAAACAGTCCTACGGAGTTAAGAAGTAGACCTATCCGTATCCTCTTAGCGGACGAGATAGACGCATACCCGCCAACGGCAGGAGCGGAGGGGGACCCTCTGATTTTGGCAGGAAAGCGATTAACAACATACTGGAATCGAAAAGAAGTAGATACAAGCACTCCAACGATAAAAGGAGTAAGCCGTATCGAAATGGAGTACGAACATTCGACAATGGAAGAATGGAATGTACCGTGTCCGAGTTGCGGAGAATTGCAGCCGTTGGAGTGGGCGAATCTGATATACGAAACGGACGCAGACGGAGAGGTTACAAAGGCGGAGTATGTGTGTGCAAAATGCGGGGTTATCAATTCGGAGATAGAGTGGAAAGACCACTTTACAGAGGGAAAATACATAGCGAAGTACCCGAAAAGGAAAGTAAGAGGATTCCATTTTAACTCTCTTGCGTCAACATTTTTCGGGTGGGATAAAATAATAAAAGGGTTTATCCAAGCCAACGAAGCCGTTAAAAAGGGAAATGTGGAGTTGATGAAAAGTTGGACGAACACGGAATTAGGGCAGACTTGGGAGGAAGAGGGAGAAACCGCAGACAAGGAAGAGTTGTTAAAACGCAGGGAGCGTTACAAGTGCGAAGTGCCGGAGGAAGTGATAGCGATAACGGCAGGAATCGACACACAGGACGATAGATTTGAGGTTGAAGTTGTAGGGTGGGGAGTAGGTCACGAATCCTACGGAATCCAATACAAAAGAATTTACGGCGATTTGAAACAGGCGGATATATGGCAGAGGTTGGACGAATTTCTATTACAGGACTTTCAGAAACAGGACGGCACAAAATTAAAAATTATATGTGCCTGTATGGATTCGGGCGGTCACTTCACAAACAAAGTATATAAGTTTTGCAAACAGAGGACGGCAAGAAAGGTATTTGCAATCCGAGGAAAAGACGGGGCGGACAGACCATACATACCGAAGCCGTCAAAGAACAACAGGGAGCAGACTTATTTATTTACGCTTGGCGTAGATACAGGAAAAAGCCTTTTACTACAGAGGTTGCAGATAAAGGAAGAGGGTCCGGGATACTGTCACTTCCCGAAAGACGAAAAAGAGTACATCCGAGGGTATGACGAGGATTATTTTAAGGGTCTTACGGCGGAAAAACAGGTATTGAGATACAAAAAGGGTCGTCCATACTTTGCGTGGGAACTCAAAGGCGAAACAAAGCGTAATGAGCCGTTGGATTGCAGAAATTACGCACAGGCAGCAATAGAGATAACAGGATTAACATTAAAAGAACCGCCGAAACCTACAGGAGAAATTAAAAAGCCTGTAAGGAGAAAACGGCGGGGAACACGAAGCGGAGGTATAGAATAATGGCAGGAATTACATTAAAGACAGCAAAAGAGCATTTGAATATGTGGTTAGAAGCGGAAAGCGAGGTAGCAATCAACCAAGCATACACAATAGGCGGTAAAACATTCACAAGGGCGGATTTATCGGCTATACGGAAAGAGATAGACTATTGGAATAACAAGGTTGCAGAATTGGAGAATATAGCCAATAAAAAGGGCAGAAACAGGATATTTAGGGTAGTGCCGAGAGATTTATAAAAGATTGCCCGCCATTGCCCGATTTTTTATGATATTATGTATAATAGCAAAGCACCAAAGGAAGATATAAAGCGTTCCGAGGGTGCTTTTTTCATGCAATCGGGAATTTGCAACGCATAAAATGTGTGCAGAAAGGAGATATAAGCGGTTGAATCTGTTAGATAAAGCAATAATGGCTATTTCCCCGGAAGCAGGGTTAAAAAGACAGGTTGCACGGAGAAAGTCGGCAATCATTGATAGCGGATACGGAAACTACGGAGCAAACGGAACAAAAAAAGCCGTAATCGGGTGGACGCACGGCGGAGGTAGCCACAGGGAGGACATAGAGGAACACGTTGACACTTTGCGACAGCGTAGCCGTGATTTGTATTATGGAGGGTCAAATCTTGCTACAGGGGCAATAAAACGCCTTAGAACAAACACGGTAGGCGTAGGGTTGCACCTTAAAAGTACGATTGACGGCAGCGTATTAGGACTTACAGAAAAACAGGCAACGGATTTAGAAGAGCAGATAGAAAGAGAGTTTGCACATTGGGCGAACAGCGTAAATTGTGACCTTGAAAGGTTGGATAATTTCTACCAGTTGCAGCAGTTGGCGTTGTTAAATGCCCTGCTTAGTGGAGATTCGTTTGCACTTATGACTACCACGAACAGGAAAGGAAGCGTATACGACCTTAGAATCAACCTTATCGAAGCAGACAGGGTAAGTACACCGGACAATCAGACGGTCAATCCCCTGTTTTGCGAGGGCGTGGAAAAGAACAAAGACGGAGAGGTAGTAGCGTACCACATTTCAAAATTTCATCCGTTGTCTTTCCAAGACAGAGAGCCTAGAGAATGGGTAAGAGTAGAAGCGTTTGGAAGAAAGACAGGCAGGAGAAATGTTTTACACATTATGAACAGGGAGCGAATCGGGCAAGTCCGGGGCGTTCCTTTTTTATCGCCTGTTATCGAAACGATAAAACAGTTAGGACGATACACGGAAGCGGAGGTTTTGGCAGCGGTCATTAACGGACTTTTTACCGTGTTTATCGAAAAAGAGAGTGCAAGTGACGAGGGGGCGTTTGGAGAGGTCATACCGGAAGAAATGCAAGTTGACCGTGAGGACGAAAACAGTATAGAACTTGCACCGGGGGCAGTAATCGACCTTGGGGAGGGAGAAAAAGCAAACATGGTAAACCCCGGCAGACCGAACCCGAACTTTGACCCCTTTGTTATGGCGGTAATCAAGCAGATAGGGGCAGCGTTGGAGATTCCATACGAAATACTGATTATGGCATTTTCTAACAATTATTCAGCGTCAAGGGCAGCAATCCTTGAATTTTTCAAGGTTATAAAGATGTACCGGGCGTGGTTCGTGGCTGATTTTTGCCAACCAATCTATGAGGAATGGTTAAGCGAAGCCGTAGCAAAAGGCAGGATATACGCACCCGGTTTTTTTAACGACCCGATAATCAAAGACGCTTATTGTTCGGCAGAATGGAACGGACCGGCAGCGGGGCAGTTAGACCCGAAAAAGGAAGTAGAAGCAGCAGAATTAAGGGTACAGGGCGGTTTCTCTACAAGAGAAAGGGAAACTACAGAACTTACAGGCACAGACTTCTACAAAAACATCAAGCAGCGTAAACGAGAAGAGGAACTAATGCAGGAGGTAAGCAAAAATGCGAAAAAAGCAAATGCGGATAATCGGGATAAGGAATCAGACGAAGATACCGACCCCGACAAGGACGCAGACAGACAGGACAACCCCGGAAATGACAGCGGGGAGGGAGAGGGCGAAGCCGAAGAATAAGGCGGAGGTCAACAGGTTTTGGAACATTGTAGCGAACAAGGAAAACAACACGGCGGAATTGCTCTTGTATGGCGAAATTTCAGATTATTCATGGTATGGGGATGAGATAACGCCGGAAGAGTTTAACAAAGACCTTAAAGAGGTTGGGGCCGTGGATGAAATAACCGTGCGTATCAATTCGGGCGGTGGGGATGTGTTCGCAGCGGTGGCGATTTACACACGCCTAAAAGAACACAAGGCACAGATAAATGTAAAAATTGACGGTTGGTGTGCGAGTGCAGCAACCATTATAGCAATGGCAGGAGATACGGTGGAAATCAGCGTGGGCGGTATTTTTATGATACACGACCCATTAGCAGGACTTTTAGGGTATTACAATGTATCAGAATTAAAGAAGATTGCGGAAGAACTGGAAACAATCAAGCAATCAATCGTGAATTGCTATAAGACAAGAACCGACAAGACCGAGGACGAGATAAAGGCTCTTATGACAGAGGAAAAGTGGTACACCGCAGAGGAAGCGGTAGAAGCGGGATTTTGCACAGCGGTTATGTTCGGGGAGGAAGTGGAAACAGAGGTACAGGACACGGAAAAGGTAATAGTTAATTCCGTGGAGATTGATTTAAGCGGTTATCACACCGTACCAAAAGGGTTATTAGGCTACTCCAATAGCCTTAATAATAAAAAGCCAATGCAAAATAACCAAAAGGAGGATAAGAAAATGACATTGGAAGAGTTTAAAGCACAGCACCCGGAAATTGCGAACGCTTATAAAACAGAAATTAAGGCGGAGTTAGCAACGGAGGGAACGGCAGCAGTTGACGCAGAGAGAAAGAGAATACAGGCAATCGACAATCTGACATTGCCGGGATTTGAGGACTTGGCAAACAAGGCAAAGTTTGAAACACCTGTAAGTGCGGAAGCGTTCGCCATGCAGATTGTGGCAGCACAGAAAGAAAAGGGGGCAACATTCTTAAATGACCGTGAGAAAGATGTAAAAGATTCCGGGGTTAAGGATGTAGCACCTGTATCAAACAAGGGCGGAGCAGGAGAAGAAGAGGACCCGTTCGGGGATATTATCGACAAGATGTATCCGCAGACAAAATAAGGAGGTAAAGGATAATGGCAGCAGGAAAAGAATTGTTAGGAAGTTATGAGCCTAAAATGGTACACGCCGGGGATTTTCCGGTTGTGACCGATTCGGGCACGGTGGCAGAGGGGGAAACAATCGTTGAACTTATGCCCGTGGTACTTGGAGAGGACGGAAAATTAAAAGCCGTTACATCAGACACGGTAGCAAATGTTTACGGTTTGGCAGCGGAAAACGCCGAAGAGGGCGAAGAGGTAGTAATCTATCTGACAGGTCAGTTTTTCGGGGATTCTATCGAAGTCCCGGCAGGAACTACCGCAGCGGACTTTAAAGCACCGTTCAGAAAATTAAATATTTTCTTGGTGGATACTGAAAACGCAAGCAAGTAAAAGAAAAGGAGAATAAAACATTATGGCAATCAGCATTTACGACCCTAGAACAATGGGTAAATTGGTTGAGCGTATGCCGAAAGTGCATACATTCATCAAGGACACGTTTTTCAGAAACGTGGAAACATTCGATACCGCAAAAATTGATGTGGATTTTAAGAAAGGAAACAGACAGTTAGCACCGTTCGTACATAAGAAAATCGGCGGTGCGACAATCGACAACGAGGGATTCCAGACAAGCACCTACGAACCGCCACTTGTAGCACCGAACAAGATTACAACGGTTGACGATATTTTGAAGCGTACACCGGGGGAGAGCCTTTACAACGGCAAAAGTCCTAATCAGCGTGCAGTAGAGAAGTTGCAGCGTGACTTTGCAGAACTGGACGAAATGATTACACGCCGTGAAGAGTGGATGTGCTGCCAAGCGTTGTTTACTGGCAAGATTCCGATTCTTGATAAGGACGGAAAGGAGTTACAGGCAGAGATTGATTTTAACTTTACCAACACCGAAAAGTTAAAGGACGCTGATAAATGGAACAAGAAACAGGGCGGAAAAATCGCACAGTTAAAGGCGTGGAGAAAGCAGGTGCAGAAAACAGGTTTTGTAAACTGCAATATCTGCCTTATGGGTGCGGACGCATTGGAAGCGTTCTTGTCAGACGAGGAAGTACAGAAAGTGCTTGATGTAAGACGGTTTGAAGTTGCAGTAATCGCACCTAAAGAGTTGCCGAACGGTGCTACTTATGTGGGTACAATCCATGAGTTAGCAATGGATATTTACACATACAACGAGTGGTACTTGGATAACTGGACGGACAAGGCGAAGCCGGAGGATAAGCCGTTACTTCCTGCTAACATTGTTGCTCTTCTTTCCACGGAAGCGAGATACTCAATGTACTACGGTGCGGTTGGAATCGTGGACGAGCAGGGAAAGAGCATTGGAGTAGAAGAGGGAGCGAGAGTACCGGAGCAGTGGGTAAAGAGAAGTCCGGCAAGGCGTTTTGTTCAGTTAAATTCTGCCCCTCTTTGCGTACCGCATGAGGTGGATTCTTGGTACATTGCAGAGGTATGTTAAGGCGGTGTGCCTATGAAAAATTTTAAGGAAATGCTTGATACCGACTTGGGAACATTCTACAACACAGGCGAGTTTGCAGAGGTAAAAAGAATTAAGTATGACGGGGTTGTAAAAAACATTCCCGTCATATTTGATTTGGAGGAAATGAAAAGCCGAAAAGATACAGTTGCAGACAACGCAGAGGGAATAGTCCAAGATATAACCGTTGTGAGGGCGAAACTTTCCGATTTTGAGAAAGAGCCACGGCAGGGGGCGAGGATATGGATAGAGGGCGAACTATACAAGATTGAGGACGAGCGAACGGAGTATAACGAACTGATTTTAAGTTTAGAAAGGTTTGACGAGTAATGATTGAGGTTAGCGAGCAGAATTTAGACAGGATACACGCCATACTTGCAGGGGTACAGGACGCAGACAAGAAAGTATTAAAACCCGCTCTCACAAGAGGACTTATGGCAGGAAAGACGGCAGCAGGAAAGGCAGTACGGCAGACTTACCACATATCCGCAGCGGATTTTAACAGCAAGGGTCGGTTGGAGTACAAAAATGTGTCTGAATCCGGGGACGGAATTATAGGCAGCATTAAGTATTCGGGCGGAGTGATACCGCTTATAAAGTTTAAGGTATCGCCTAAAACACCGCAGAGGAAGAAAACGCCGAGTGCAGCAGTATTAAAGGCAAGTAGCCTAGTAGCATTTGCGAACAGGAAAGATGTTTTTGTGGCACAAATGAAATCGGGGCATATCGGTATCTTTCAGCGTAAAGAGGGGAAATACTCCGCAAGCCGTGGAAGTGGAAGAAACAAACATACGGAAACGCTCAAAGAGTTGCTATCTCCGGCAGTACCGCAAATGGTAGGCAACGATAAAGTAATGCAGACCGTGGAGGACAGAGTAAACGAGGTAATCAATCAGAGAATCGACCACGAAATAGAAAGGTTGCTAAATAAGAACGGAGGGTAAGACATGACACCGTTAGACCTCATGCAGTCACTAAAGGCATATTGCGAAGAAAAAACAAAGGATATGATTTTGGTATCGAGGGTAAGCGAGAACGGAAGCGAACCCGGAGAAAGACCGCCAAGAGTTTTTATCGGCAATCTGCCCGACAAGGAAGCAGAGAGCAAACAAGCACCATACATTTTGCTAAAACTTCTTACGACAAAAACGGATGATGAAGAGAACATAGCAAGGGTGCGGATTATCATAGTGACGTTTTCGGAGGACAAGCAGGAGAATTATATACAATGCCTAAATGTGCTTGGAAAGATTACAACAAGCCTTTTGGAAGATGTGGTTATATCTAACCGCTATTCCTGTCAGAAGCCGATAGAAACGATTATTTATGATGATGATTTGGAAGTATATCAGATTGCCGAAGCAATGACGATATGGGAACTTCCGCAGATACAAAGAAATGTAGCAAAATATTTAGAATAGGAGGGCAAGAAATGGCACGAATTAAAGCCACAGAAGCCGAAAACAGCGTAGAAAATGAAAAGGTGGAGAATGTTACACCCGAAGAGGAAAAGACGCAGGAAACGGCAAATATGACAGCCACAGAGGACAGATTTATTTATATCGGACCGTCACTTGATACTGGATTAAAGGAAAATGCGGTATTCACGGGAACGAGAGAAAGTGTGGAAACATACTTAAAGGCGAGCATTGAGAAATACCCGCAGGCAAGGTTACTCTTGGTAACTACAGAGAACCTTACCAAGTCGAAACACAAGGTAAGAACGGCAGGAACGATACTTAACAAGTATTACAACGACATTGTAAGCCTGTCAAATAAGCGATAGGAGGATAGAAGAATGGCAGAATATTACCACGGAGCGAGAGCAAGTAAGATAGCAACATCAGTAAGCACACCTGTAGTTGCCGATAGTGCTATACACTTTATCGTTGGTACTGCCCCGGTACATACCGTAGGCGGTAAGGTCAACGAGCCTGTATACGCAAGCACATACGCCGAAGCAGTAGAAGCAATGGGGTATAGTGACGATTGGGAAAAATACGACATTTGCGAGGAAATCTATACGGCGTTTAAGTTATACGGCGTTTCCCCGGTAGTAATGGTAAATGTGTTAGACCCAAAGAAGCATTTAGCAGGAGAAAAAACGGAGGATATGCAGTTATCCGCAGGAACTCTTGATTTGCCGTATGAAGCGGTAGAGGATTCCGTTGTGGTAAAGGGGTACGACGGAGAGGATGTACTGACACAGGAATATACAAGGGGAGAAGATTACGACCTTTTGTATACGGACGGAGTATTAAGACTTGAACGCATTGAGGACGGAAAGATTACGGCGGACAATGCAAAACTCAATATCCAGTACAACGCAGTAGCACCGGACAAGGTTACAAAGGCGGACATTATCGGCGGATACGATACAAACACCAAGAAAAACAAAGGTTTTGAGTTGGTAGATTCCGTATTTCCGAAATTCCGGGTTGTGCCTACATTGCTGCTTGCACCGAACTTTTCAAGTGACAGCGAGGTAGCAGCGATTATGTCAGCAAAAGCCGAGAACATCAACGGACTTTTCAAGGCAAAGGTTATTCTTGATGTTGACACAACGGAAGCAACCACATACACGGAAGCGGTGGAGTGGAAAACAAAGTACAACATTAGTCAGCCTACGGAGTTGTTGGCGTGGCCTATGCTTACACTTGGCGGAAAGAAATACCACTACTCTACACACCTTGCCGGGTTAATGGCTCTCACAGACAGCACCGAGGATTTAGGCGGTGGCTCTCCGTGCGAATCGGCAAGTAACAAGACCTTGCAGATTGACGGCATGGTTTTAGCGGATGGCACAGAGGTTTTGTTAGACCTTGTGCAGGCGAACTACCTTAACAGAAACGGAATCATCACAGGATTAAACCTTATCGGTGGTTTCGTGTCATGGGGAAATGAAACGGCTTGTTATCCGGCAAATACGGACGTGACAGATTATTTCTATTGCGTAAGCCGTATGTTTCAATGGGTGGCAAACAGCGTAATCCTTTCCGTATGGTCTAAGGTGGATAGAGGTCTTAAAAGACGCTTGATAGAATCGGTAGTGCAGAGCCTTAACCTCTGGCTTAACGGACTTATGGCAGAGGAAAAGATTTTAGGCGGGCGTATCGAGTTTACCGAGGAAGAGAATACGGAAACGGATTTAATGGCGGGTATCGCCCATTTCCACATTTATTTAACTCCGCCAAGTCCGGCAAAAGAGTTAGATTTTACACTTGAATATGATGTAAGTTATCTTGAAACATTATTTTCAGAATAAAAACAGGAGGTAAGGGAAAATGCCGAAGATTGACGAAACTGTTATTGGATTTGCGGTATATGAGGACGCTACAGAGTTTGTAGGTATTTCAGAGGTTACATTGCCGGAAATCTCAAACATTACGGAGGAAATCAGCGGGGCCGGTATCGGCGGAAAACTTGAAAGCGTTATTTTGGGTGCTATTGAAGCAATGACACTCACGCTTAATTTCCGCACCGTTCAGCCGAACGCTATCAAACTGCATGAGCCAAGACAGCACAATATTGACCTCAGAGCAGCACAGCAGGAAAAGGATACAACGGCGGGTACAACAAATGTAGTGCCTGTTAAGCACATTCTTACAGTAACACCGAAGAAATTAAACCCCGGAAAGGTTGCTACGGCAAGTGCAGCAGAGGTAAGCGGAGAATATGCCGTATCATATTATGCTACCTACATTGACGGAA